AATAATAAACACCAACCTATCAGATTTGTTTAACTCTATTAATTTACTTCTAACTTGTCCTACGGTTATTGTGCTACTTTGCGTGTTATTTATAGATTTTATACCTGTGATATTTACTATTTCTGGAGTATTTTGTTTGCTGTCGCTGCTAAAACTTCCATTTTCTAATGGCTCAAACGCTATCCCATTTTGGTTATTATACGTATTTTCAATGTACGTGTCAAATTCTATTAGTAATTCACCAGTTAATGCGTCATAAATCATTGTATCACCCCGTTATCTGTATTAGTAACTAATGAATTGAGGGCTTTTTGCATATGTCCTTTAACATGATGGCTAATATCACTAGCATTTGTATTATGAGCATGAATGTTTACATCGCCCATTGATACAGATTTGCTTTGATAAGTTTTATTTGCATTACTAATTAAAGAGCCAGCGGTTTGATTTTTAAATGATGGGTTGGCTTTTATAGCACTAGCACTTAATAATGAAGAAAGTGGAGTATTTTTACTTGCAGACAATACTTTTTCACTTCCAGATACCCCCAACATTTCACCCAGATATAATTCAGCACCTGTTGGCTTTCTGCCTAAGAATTTTGTTAATGCATCATTAGTACGTTTTAAATTTAAAATACCAGCTTTTGCATTTACTGTGGGGTCATTTTTATTTAAAAAATCTGCTACGCCACTTTCTTTGGCAGTTGAGTTAGTAAGTTGAAATAATCCACTTGCTGTACTTCCTTTTGCTTTTGCGTTTGGATTAAGGTTACTTTCAATATTTGCTATGGTTAACGCTTTCTCTTTATCAAACCCTAACGCATCGGCAATACCAGATATAGTACCAGCTATAGCACTTTTTGTAGCATCATAAGTTTTAGCTATTCCACTTTTAGCACTGTCAACGCCACCGCTAAATGTGTCTTTTACTTTACCATAAACATTACTTGCTTTGTTTGCGAATCTATCCATCGCTTTGGTTACATCGTCCCAGTGGGTAATTAATCCAACTAATGCCGTTGAAATTAAAGTAATAGCTAAACCGATTGGTGTCATAGTTACCGCTAACATAGCCATTCTAACGGCTTGAAATGCTATTACTAAACCACCTAATACTTTTGCCAGTGTGGTTAACCCTTCTTTATGTTCAGATATAAACTTACGCATGCCAGCGGTTACATCTGCTATTTTTTGATAATATTCTCCAAACGCTGATGTACCCCCGTGTAACCAGACAATTAAATCTTGTATAACCAATGCTATACCAGCTATAACAGCACCAATACCTAATAAAGGAGCCATAGACAGCATTAGACGCAAAAATGCAGGCGCTAGTATAGTTGTTACCACTGTTGCTATTGCAATCAATCCTGATTGGATTAAATAGGGATTATTTTTAAGGAATAGCAAAGATTTTTCTAAATAATGCGTAAATACTTTTAGTACAGGCAAAAGCATAGTTGATATTGTATTAGTAGTAGATTGCCAAACTAATTGCAAATCATACATTGCATTACGAAATTTTAGAGTTGATTCGATATTGCTATCTTTAATGTCTCCTAATTCTTTCATGTGCTGTACTAAGTCCACCGCTTCTTTATTACCACTTGCTAATAGTCTAATAGTTGCAGGGTCTAATCCTAATTGTTCACCTAATTTTAATTGCCATGTTTTAGGTAAATTTTTAAATTTATCACCCAACTCACCTAAAACTTGGACAGCGTTTTTTATATGACCTGTAGAATCTTTTAAATTAATACCTAATCTTGCAAAGGCTAATTGTCCAGGAGCACCAAAGTTAGTTTGTAATTCTCGTATTTTAGAAGATAAATTAGATATTGAAGTATAAAATTGTTCAGCAGTACCGCCATTACGTTTAACTGCTTCGCCCCATGCGTTTAGATTATCTTTGCTGATATTTGTAACATATGATAAATTATCTAATTTAGTTGAAAGTTCCATACTGCTTTCAACTGCATTTTTTAAAAAATCAATAGAAGCAATGGTTGTAAAAGCTTTAACAATACTTTGTGTTAAATTTTGTACAATCCCATTAATTTTATCTGCTGAATTTTTTGCGTTTGCTTCATCAAATAAAATTGATATTAAAAAACTATCTAAATTCAATTAACACCTGCTTCATCTTTTAATCTTTGAATTTCATTATGTGAATATTCATTATAATTATTAATAAGAATATTTTCAAACAAATCCAATGCTTCTTCATAATAATACATATTTCGCAATTCATACAAAGTTGCTAGTTTATGTGTAATGATTGTAGAAAAAATAGGCAATAAGTTTTTATGTCCGATACAGTATGAAGAATCAACATAAAAATATGGTATGTCTATTTTTTCACGAGTTACAAAAAACCTAAATTTATCTTTACTAATTCGGTTAATAATTTAAGGATAGGTTTAAATCCTGATAGTTCATTATTAAGTTCGTCAATAGTAGCTGTAATAATATAACTTTGACCTTTGTCAATTTTAACATTTTTAAGTAATTCTGTCAATAGCCAATCCCTATCATTATCACTTAGCGCCGCGATAGCTCCTTTTATTGCGTCAAGTATTAAAGCAAAAGTATTAACATCTGCTTTAGATTTTACATTTTCAACTTCTTTACCGGTTTGAAATACGTTATGTAATACTTGCTCTACTTGTGCATTATTAGTTAAACTACCTTTTGACACTATACCAATAATTCTAAGAATTAAGTTAAATTGTTCAAAGGGTGCTAATCTAATTGCAATAAAATTTAGCGTTTTTCCATTGTCTTGAATACTGAATTTAAATTCTTTTTGCATATTTTTATACTGCCTTAAATTAATTGAATTATTTCATTAACGATCGCACCTAATCCCGCATAATTAGGTAGTAGCGAAGACCACTTTATAGTGATTGGTTTTTGTTCTTCAGATGCTTCTACACCTTTGGGCGCACTCTCAATACTAAAATCAACATATGTAAATACTTTTGCGGAAGTAGGGAATAAAACAGTTAGCACTCCATTGATTGGCAATCCGCTTAAATATACCGCTTGTTGAATTGTATAAATTTTTAACAATGAGGGTGAATCTGGGAAAAACGAAAAAGAACCCTGAATATGTTTTGCTACCACTGAACGATTAAGGGCTCCATCGTTACCCATTGTTGTTTTTACAATTTCAACATCAGGTATAGCTAATATATTTTCATTAGAGAACCCACCCAGCGTCAATGTTCCAGTAATTGCTGATGTAAATTGAATTACTGCATTTTTACTTGTTGCTAAAAGCGTCATTTTTTAAGCTCCTAAAATTAATAGAACGTTGTTGTGTTAATCGGCACATATTGAATCGCACTGCCTTTAGCATATAGTATAGACCAAACTGAACTTTGTCTTGTTTGTCTCACATCTTGAGTAGCTAATGTATTTAAAATTATATAACCATTGTTAGTCAATTCTTGAACATTTGCACCATACGTTGTTTTAATTTCGGCAGCGGTTATACTATCGTAAGTAAGACCTTTAGCTATAACATTGCTTATAATTGCTGATTCACAAGCTTGTGTTAACCCTGTTCTAATTAATGTTTGCCCGTCTGGGTCGTTAGCTATTTCGCCTAAAGCTAAAAATTCACGCATCAAATTAGTTTGTGATTGTATAGCTATCCAAATTTGACCGACTAAATTATCAATATAAGACCATTTGCCACTTGTGTAGCCGCCATAAAAGAAATTAACAACAGTAGTAGTACCGCTTAATCCAACTGCACCATAATAATTGATTTTTTTAGCATCAAGAATATCTGCTATATTTTTACTAGTAACAGATGGTAACAATCCTGCTTGTGATTTAAACGCTAATGTGATTGCTGAATTAGGCTGAGTTAAGTCAATAGATGCAAATACACCTGCTGAGGCGGCCGCTCTATCAGCTGTATTATATAATACTTCATCAAATATGGAAGTGTTATTTAATTGTGCTTGAGTAATCAAGTACCAAATACTTGTTACATCTGTTGCCGATTGCAAAGCTATCTCATTACTCCAGCAATTAAAATTATAAGCATCACCCGCATCATTTACCCATTGTGCAACTTCTAAATTAATTACATCAGTTAACAAACCGCCCATTGTGTCATTAAAAAACAAAGTAAATTGGTCAGTAAAATTAGCAGATAAATTATTTAAATTAGTTGTTGTGCTTAATGCATCTGAGCCTTGAGATAAAACTGCATTAGTTTCTAATGTAAATTGCAACACAGTAGCTAATCCCGTAACTAAATTTGTAGAAGTAAAATAATTCATTGTAGAGTTGCTACCAGTTGCTGGAATACTAGCTATAAATTTATTATTTACCCCATCATACGTAATAGTAAAATTTTTACCTGTTGCGTCTAATGCTGTATTAGCTGTAATAATAGCTGTTGTTAGCAATGTTGCAACGTTTGATAAACTAGTTGCGCCCGATAAATCAATTGCAGTAGTAGGGTAAGTTGTACCATCTACGCTAACAGTTAAGTCACCCGCTGTAATTGCTTGTAAAGTTACTAGCAATGTTGATGTATTTTTATTTATGCCTGAATGCAAATAAGGGGCAATTGCGGATATAATCCATTTACCAAAATAAATATATGGCGGTATTAAATTTACACCAGTTTTAGAAGCAAAATACTTACTTGCAACCGTATATTCAGTTGAAGAATTGCCAAAATATTCGCCTACTTTTGCTAATGTGGTAAATTTTTGTATCGGATCTGTAGTAGGAATTGTAGGGCTTGAAGTTAAAGATATACCAGCAAATACTTTTTTGCCACTTAGTGCATTATTTATATTACTAGTAACTGGGATATAATTACTAACTGGGATTGTTGAAGTCATTATGTGTACTCCTTAAAATTAATTGCCACATCGGCTAACGCTAAACCAGTTGAGGCTATGGTTATTTTTGTATTTGATAATAAACTAAATAAAATTGTATATTTATGCATATAGTTTTGTCGACTATTCACACCTGTAAGGTTCTTGGGATTATGAACTAACCCAATGCCAGCATCGTATTGCATTAAATAATTACTAGCTACTACAGATTTTAAAATAGTATATAACGCATCAACAGCAATAGGTGAGTTTTTGCCATATAAATCCACTTGATATTCAGTGTCATTATATCCGTATAGTACTTTCTCGTGCGTTGTGGGATTATAATATCTATTAGGGCTGTATGCTTGTTTAATTGATAAATTAGTTGCAATCACAAAATCATTATTTATTGGCGGAGTATAATTGTTCTGATAACCTAAAATTATATTGTCAGCATCATAATAATTAAATAAATAATTATTTAACATAGTGATAACTATTTCATTATTAGTCATCGCTAACAACTCCTTGCGCACATATCACTAAAACCCAATCAGTATCGAACTCATTTTCTACACCCACAACTTTATATTTTAATCCATTATAAATAAAATAATCACCGCCAGTACTTATATTTCTGTTTAATCCATTTATTGTGTCAAGATTAATCCAAAATGCTTTATAGATTGTGGTGGCATTATAATAATTAGCATGAATTAATTTTTGCTTATCAACTAACTGTATATTTGCGTTTAAAGTTATTGGAGCAGCATATGTAGCACTAATAATACCCAAGGTATTAGTTTGTCCAGTAAATTTATAATACTGAACAGGAATTGTTCTGTACGTTGCATTTAAACAACTACTAGCTAGATAATTTACGTTCATGATGTTACCTTAAAGTGTACAGCGTCTCGCATTTGACCTGTTTCAATCAAAGGGCTATCAAAACCTTTTTTTTCAATTGTCATTGGTGCGTTTCTTGGTGTACCTTCTTTTGCCCACCAATCAATTTTATCTTTTACATCATCTTGTGCAACCACCCCTACAATTGTTAATGCTTTTTTTACATCAATTTCTTGTTGTTGAGATTTCACAGTTTTAGCAAGTATATTTAACCATTTTGTTTTTTGTTCATTAAATGTAGGTTGCATAAATGGTCTAGGCGGTATACCCAATTCACCATATTCGTTTTTAATAGCAACTTCTGCAACTTGTGTGTTATCTGGGTACTTAGCCTCAGGGAAAAATCCTACATCAACCCTAGCTTTTTGTTTTGCAACTTTGGCTAAAAATTGTCGGAGTTTATCCCCACCTTTTATAATTTGTGGCATAGTTTAACTTGGCAAAGTATCATAACCAATACCCCAAACGTTACAATTGTCAGCTTGTTGAGGTATGATTCTAAAACCACCACGCATTTTCATTAATTTTGCAATGCGTTGACCCCATTGAGTTTGATTCCAAAATAGCAAAGAATTTGACTTATCTACTACCGTGCCGATTGATACTGTTCCTTGAGAAGAATTATCAACAATTCCTACGCTACCAGCTCCACGGTTCCACATTTCACAGAAATGAGCTTCAGCATAAAAATAATATGTTAGTTGCTTATTTGATACCAATGTATTAATAATTGGAGTCGCATAAGTATCAGCATCAACCCAAAACATATTTAAAGTTGCAGTTGGAATCGCAGCATACTGTGGAAATAATGCTAAAAAAGCAACAGAATCAAACGTTGGAATCACTTACACAGCCATTTCATTGGATGATGCATTATATTTTTTAATATCTTTGGTTTTTGTTACCATAATATCGGAGTCACGTTTAACTACGGGTTGGCTATCATCTGCTATTTTTTTAGCTTCTGATTGATTTTTAGCAACAAAAATTAATGCTTCATGGTTTAACCCATTAGCATCAACACCACCAAATAATTTTAAATGGGATTTATATTTGTCTTTAATTTTGTTAAAAATAAGCTCATCAACTTCTGTCATGCGCGGCTCAAGATGCCCGCCGATTTGGTGAGCATTCATACCTTTAATGTCAACTTTTATTTCTTTACCATTTTCAATAATAGAAAATAATTGACCAATAACGCATTTACTAAAAACTTTTACTAACGCCATATTATTCAATTCCTGAAATAGTTACAACTGGTGCATTGTTTAAAATTCCACAACCTGCACTTCCAAACGACCACTTTTGTCTAGCACCGCTCTCAGAAGTGATTAGAGTATGGCTGCGAATTTTATATGTAAATAAATCTTTTACCATATTTTCTTGTATAGCGTCAACCGCAATCAATTGGAATGAACCAATAATAGCGTACTCTGGTGCAAATACAAATTCAACATTTGGCATAGTTTGTTTAATAATTTCAGTTGCATTTAAACCAAAAGAATTTGTTGCGTTAAGATAAGCGGAAGCTGTAGTTGATACGCATAGTTTAAATTTATCAGTTAAATCTATGTTACCACCCATTTGATCTTGCATAACATTAAAAGCTGTTACAATAACATCGTTAGCTATGTCTTGAGATGCTCCACGTTGTGCCTTATCACTCCATAGCGGGCTACTTCCTGTACCATTGGTAGCAGGGGTTGCACTATTAGCTTGGGGGTTATTCAATAATCCAAAGTTATGACTAATAAATGCACCTGCTGAATTTAAATTACCGAAAAAGAACATTTTATTTTGAGCAATTGCAATTGCCATTGAAGCAGAGTATTGTTTTTGACTAATTGCATCAATTTTGGCAGCACTTAAAGTGGCAACTTCTAACTCTCCGTATTGTATAACAGTTTGCCCACGATATACCTCACGGGTAGGATAAGTATAATTATTATCAGATATAGTAGTTGCAACAAAGTCACCGTATGATTCAACTTGTCCGCTTAATGCCGATGTAGCATATTGCATAATATTGGTTTCAAAATTACCTTGTTGTAGCGGGTCTCCAATTTGCATATAAGCACGTTTAATTAATAACTGCGCAACAACTTTATTTAAGTTTACTAACGTATACCAAGCTGGAACACCTGAAGATGCTGGATTGTATGCAAACGTGTCCGCATCCATGGTTAACGCTTTATTTTTAAATTCATAATCGCTATCTGTAACGATTGGATTCATGTTATTAAAATGAATTCCAAATTTTTCTTGATACATATTAACGATTTCGTGAGTATCCATTTTCTCAATTGACATATTAAGCTCCTACATTCTGTGTGTTAGTAATTACAACAATAGCGCCTGCTGTCCAACCTGTTGGAACTTGTCTAACTCTAAAATTAGTTAATGTACCACCAACTGGTGCTACTCCTGCAACTGTTTGAGTTTGAAATGTGCCATCAAGCATACAATAAATTGCTGAACCCAATAATGGAACATCTCCTGCTTCATTGGCTAACGCTATATACACAGGAACACTTCCACGAGTTAAAAACTCCGCATTAGAAAACCCAGCTGGTATTTTTGCCGAAAAACCTTGTAACGATTGGCTAAATGGCATTGCGTTAGAGTTAGTACGTAATACCACTCCAGCAAATAAATTAGCACCAACACTAGCAGTTGTTTGTTGAACTGTAGTATCAACCCCGTTGACATCACCATAATAACAACCTGAAGCAACTAATAAGTCAGTCGCTGCTTGAGCTGCCGAAGTGTAGCCATCTAATAAATTCTGAGTTGGAACACCAGCTTGAAATGCTGAAGGATTAGAGGCTTTTTGTTGACTATCTGCAAATAAAGTCATAATTTATACACCTTTCGATTTTAAAAAATTAGCTAAATCAGTTGGAATTTTTGGTTTTGTCGAATTTGAATATCCATCATGCACTATTTTTTGATAAGATTGTTTTTTTACATTAGGAATCATTTCAACCATAGCTTGTTTTTGTGCTAAAGTTTTGCCATCAAAATTTACTTTGTTATTTTTTAATATAGCATTGTAAACTTCATCCGCACTATCAAAAACCATTTTATTAGCTTGACCGCAGGTTCTGGTGTATTCTTCCAAAGCTGAATCAAACACACTGCGTTTAGAGCTATGTTTGTTTAATGCTTCTTGTACACGTTTTTCAATTACAGCTTCTATTTTATTTATAAAATCTGCATCCATTGCAACTTTTTTCTCTGAATCTTTAGCTTCAGACTTTTTGCCTTTTTCTTCTGGTTCATCTTCGTCACCAGCAACTTCAGTAGCTTTTTGCATTTTAGCTTTTAGCTCTTCGTCTTTAGCTTCAGACTTTTTGCCTTTTTCTTTAAGCTCTGATAATGCTTCTTCTTTTTCTTCTTCGCTTAAGCTATCATTAGCCATTATACTTTTAGTAGCTTCAATACCTTCATCAAAAGACATAGTATCTTCATCCATTACTAATCTTTTAAGTTTACTTAAAAAACTCATTTGCTTAACCCTTTTTAAAAGTTTGTTAATAGAAAATTGTTCATCTGCAACTATTGCAGGTTTGTAACGAGGATTGTCAACCATTGCTACATGATTTGCCTCAATATCAGTCATTATAATGTCATAAGATTGACCATTATAAATACCAGATTCAACCACCGCTGTGTAAGTATAACCACATGATAATTTTTTTACACCTTTGTTAAGCATGTCAATTGCTTCTTGTGACCAAAATTCAATTGTGGCTCGGAGTTCTTCACCTTGCATACGAGTATCGCCGACAGTTCCCACTATAAATTTATGCTTATAGTCATCAGCCGAAAAATCAATATGTCGTGATAATAACGGTTTTAAATTAAAGTTGGAGTTTCTGATTTCTTGTTGTGGTCGATAAACTGAATATATTTTAGTGGGGTCTAATCCCAAATTTTTAAAATTAGGAACTTCAAACCCAAAATATTTAGCTACATCAGCCCCAGTTAAAACACAATTTTCTACAGTTAAATAATTAAATGGTTGCTCCGTGCGATTGCTATCAGCCACTACACTTGCTAAATTGTTTGTTTTATTGATTGAAGAATTAGACATAACCTACTTTTATTTTTCTTTTTAAAGATTTTAGAGTAGACTATTTAAAGATAATAAGCCTACTCCCAGCCGTTATCACAACGTCTTGGAATATACAATTATTAATAATTGAGCAATGATACCATATAAATTATTAACTTGTCAAGTTATTTTTACAATTAATTTATAAGAACACTTGCAGTTAATTTTTTCACGAGGCAAAATATATTCATCATCAATCAAACAACCCTTAGTAATATCAAACTCTTTGCCATCTGCTTGAGCATGTGAAAGTCTATGAGTTTTACCTGCGATTGATTTCTTCCATACTGCTGTAGTAAATCCTGCGTCAACTGCATTTTGTTGGTTAATTAATGCAGTTGCTTTAGCCATTTGGTCTCTTGCAATAAGATTAATACGTTTTTTAGTTTGATTGCTTATCTTTGACAAATCTTCAGATAATTCTTTTAAATTACCACCACTTCCAACAGAACGCATAACCGAGCCAAGTATTTTATTGTGGTATTCTTCAGGTATAGATTTTATCAATCTTATATTTTCTATAATTGAAGCTTCTACTATTTTTGTAGTTTGTTGAAAATCTTTTGTATCTGATAATAAAAATGGATTATTTTCTTTTATTCGTTTAAATTGTCTATTGCTAAAATCTTTAGCAGTATAAACTACGTTTTGAGCCAATCTATCAGATTTTTTAATAAATATATCATGCCACTTTTTACCTATTCTATTAATAATATCTTCTAATCCACCAACGACGTTAATATCATTAACAATATAGGTGCGGTATTGCCTATAGTATAATAAAATAGCTTTGTAATATTCTTTTATCATTTCTTTAGTTAATAGAGATAATTCAGCTTCATATGTAATAACATCAGATTCATTAGTCTGATGTATTGCTATCGTTTTGACTTTCTCTTGTTTCTTCTTCATTCATTTCATCCATTAAACTATCAAATTGAATATCACTCATTAAATTATCATAGCCAGATTTGGGATTGGCTGCTAATTTTTGTCTGATTTCTTGTGTTGCGATAATTCCAGCAGTTGCGTAGCCAACATCGGTATTCATAGTATTAAGATTAATTTGACTTTGGTCGAGTTCTGACATAGTCCACAATGGATTAAATTCAATAAACAAGTCGTCATCAATTTCGCCGAATAAATCCATTTGAATAAGATTAAATGTTATTTGTAAACTAGGCAATAAATTAGCTTCTTGAATTGAAGATATTAGATCATAGAACGTTCTTAATTCTACATCTCCAGTTGAATTAAATCCTTTGGGACTTGTGCCATAAAGAATAATAGATGGCATTCTACAAACAGCACAAACTAACTCAGCGTTTTGTGATAATATTTCACTTAATCCTGCAATTGTCATATTAAATTGTTGCCAAGTTTCTGGAGCTTCTGGGTTATTATCCATAGCAAATATTGAAAAGTTAGACATAATAGCTTGGGCTAATTTAAGTCTTGAGTAGCAATCCTCACCATCTTGAAATGTAGAATTGCCATCATAATTCAATAACGCATCTAGTGACGTGCTAAATACATTGATGTTATATCTACTAACAACGTTTATAATATCTTTTCTAACGCTTTCAAAGCCAATCAAATAAGACAATACAAGTTGTATCAATGGCATGCCATTAAACCAATACACTGGTTTTAACAAAGTTGGAACATAATTATATGAAAAATGACATAAACGGCTTGTATGCAATGTTGTAGTTAAAACATTCCATTCTTGCGGTTCGTAAAAATTTTCAGAAAGTGGGTTGGTGGTATTGAAGTTTAAAGGAGTTGCATACAATGGCTCAACAACTTTTATATATAATAAATCCCCTTTTTTTACTTTTTGTTTTATATATAGTGGTGTTAAATATTCATCTTCTAAATCATCGCCTTTGATTTTATGATACATTTTACAACCCCCGAACATTACCATCATCTCGGTGGCTAATCGGTAATTCTCTTTTACTTTTAACTCTTCCATTCTTTTATGAATAGCGTTTATTTTGTCGTGTTTATCATCTTTAGAATTGTTACGGCTTTTTATGTCAACCCATTTTCTCACGCATTGTTGAGCATAAGATTGTATTATATTTTGTAAAATTCCATTTTGTGACAAAATAGAATATGCAGGGTAACCCATAAAATAGCTATTAACTAATGATTTTAACTCTGATTGATTAATTTGCCCACATGAATTAATAGGCAAACTATTATTATCAAATACTGCTCCACTATCTGTAGTGAGGGTTGGCGTCTTGCCGAATTGTTCTGGCATTTTAAAATTATTAAATTTATTAGGTGGGTTTTGTTTATTTTGGAATTCATTAATAATTTTTGTGGCAAAAGGTGATAAAATACCAGTTTTTTCTTTTTTAAGTTTAACGTGCAGTTTAGTTTTAGTTGTCATTACATTCCTAATTGAGTAAAAGCGTTAGGGTTTATACGCAATGTTTTGCGTTTAGTTGCATTAATTTGTTTAAAAAACGCATAACGAATTGCATCAATTGCGTGGTTATCTTTGTCTATAATATCGGTAGTTATATTACCAGTTTTTTTATCTGTCTTATATCTATAATTATAAAATTCGTAGATAGTATTCGTACAACTTGGGTTGATTATTATTTGTTTGCTTTGTAGCCATTGTATACCTGATTCAACGCTTCCCTTACCTTTGTCAGCTGATATACACTTAACACCTAATTTATTAAGTTCAGCAATCGTGTCAGGACGTGAATTATCACAATGCCATGTTTTATATTCTGATATATGTTTTTCGATCTTTTTTTTATAATCCGAAGGTAATAATTTGTGCTCGTAGATTTCTCTCGCTATATAAATTGTATTTTTATCAAGCATAAAACATTCAACCATTGCCGCGGGATCGACACTAAAACCAAAATCCATACCATATTCTACAGTTAAAAACTCTTTATCTTTAATCCATTTACCGCGATTATACTCTATATTAACATTTTCTACCTTAAAACAACCTTTAAAAATAACATCTTCTGTCATGTCTAGTGGCTCGCCCAAGTATATATGTTCATAAAGCGCGTAATTATTTACACGTAACTCTTCAATCTCATCTAAAATGGTTTGTGATAAAAAATTAGTAATATCGTTATAATTAATTTTAATCTTAATACTATTTTTAGGAGTATTATCAACAAACCTTTGATACGTTTCTGATTGCTTATCTTTTGGGTTAAACGCAATTAAAATCTCGCTACCATCTTCACGCATTGTCGGGATTAAGACATTCCACGTATTCTTATCTATGTTCTCAGCTTCTTCAACAAAACAATAATCTAGATCATACATAGACTTGATGGAGTAAATATCTCTCGCCAATCCTTTAAATATAAACTCACTACCATTTGCACCAACTATACTATCATGCTTAACCGTAAAATAATCATATAAATTATGCATGTCAATAAGAGCTTTAAAAACCGCATATGTTGAATCTTTGATGCTCGATTGATACTCACGTGTACAAAGTATTTTACACTT